AATGGCTTATGGAGAGCCATTGACTACTGGTAGTGGAATGACCACAAAGCCTCGTCCTGAAGCGATTGAGGCGGCTATGACGCTACTTCCAGTTGTTGGCTCTACTGCTCAATCTGCTGGCAAGGGGGCTATGGCTCTTGGTCGTGCAGGTGAGCGTTATGCAGAAAAAGTAGTCCCTCAGATTATGGAGCGTGGTGGATTGCCTGCTGAGATGTTGCAGGGTATGGCACAAGGTACTCAAAGCAATGTATATAGACAATCAACACCATTAAAACCTGACCCATCTGTTGGAACAAGGTTTGAACGTGAGTACATGGGTGGTCTTTTAGACAAAACACCACTTAAATTAGAAGACTATCAAGGCTCAAGCGTAATGATTATGCCTTGGGATAGTACAAGTAGAAACTATAAAATTCTTGGCGTATCTGATGAAGCATTGGCAAATCCAATAATTACACATGGCGGTCAAGACTACGCTAGAGACTTAGCGCATATTGAACAAGGTATTGCTGGCGCATCCAATTTGGGTATTGCAAAGCGTATCCGTGATAGAGATAAGATGGCCCGAATGGAAAATGTAGAGGCTGGCGGTACTGGTGAGATATTGCATCTACCAGTAACAATGGGTTCTGGGTCTGAGAATTTTTCTGTTATGCCTGTTGAGGTTTTATTAAATTTTGCAGATAAGGCAAATCTTTCGGCATCAAAACTTAAAGAGTTTGACGATAGCATCAGAAACTTTAAAGTAGCCAAAGGTGTAGGTGAAAAGCGTAAAGTAACCTATCCATTTAAAGACTTCAAAGGAATCATGTCAGAAGAAGGCAGGATTCAAATGTATTCTGGTGAGGGAGTTGATTCAACAGCGGGTGAATTGCGTAAAGCTATTACAGACAGATTCTATTTAAAAGAAAATCAAGAGAAGTTTGGTTTTAATGCAGAAGATGTAAGCGCGGCATTGACAGACCCTGCTTTAGTCGGTGTTCCTAAAGGTTATGTTGGAAATACAGTAATTATGTCTACTCCAGAAGGTATGCACTTGCGTCCATCTGTAAACAGGACATACAACACAGACTTTACAGGCCAATATGAGGGAACTCTAGGTCAAAGCCTACCAGTAGAAGTATTGATGGCTGAAAAGTTTGGTTTGTTGGGCAATGAGTTTGCTGGCAAAAAAGGAGACATTCGAAACATGGTTCTTGGTGCACTTGAAAAGCGCAAAGAGGGGGTGTCTCAAATGATTGATGAGCCTATGATTGAGCGTTACTACAGATACCTAGCAGACCAAAAGAGTAAAGGCTTACTCGACTGATGCATAGAGAGATAGAAGCATTGACTCTATGTTGCGTTTGGCATCTTCTAGCAGGATGGACAAATCATCATTAGTTAACTTCATTGCTTCCTCATCCAGATCGATGTTGAGGACACTTGGACTGGGTTTGTCTATAATAACTTTCATATACACCTTGTAGACTTTATTGAACTATAATTATCTCATACTATCTTTTGTAAAGCAACCTTGACCAACCCTAGAGGAGTCAAACAACATGGCTGGAAGACCAATAAATAAACTTCACCAAGAGGATGTACGCAAAAAAATTCAGGTAAGTCAATTACTAAATGTTTTGCAAAATCATGCACTTGGATTAACTGAAGACTTAAGTCCTACAAGGATGAAGGCTATTGAGATACTATTGCGTAAATCAATGCCTGATATGGCTTCAATAACCATAAGCGGTGACTCCGAGCAACCACTTCAGCACATCGTCACATGGGCGAAGTAATCGAAATCCCTTACGCACCAAGGGAACACCAGATCAAGGTTCACGAGTTACTAGACGCACATAGGTTTGCAGTCGTAGTGGCGCATCGTAGGTTTGGTAAGACTGTTGCTGCTCTAAACCATCTAATCCGTGATGCGGTTCTAAACCAGAAGGAAACACCTCGTTACGCTTACATTGCTCCTACCTATGGACAAGCTAAGAGGGTGGCTTGGGATTACCTCGTTAAATACACTACACCGCTAGGCGGTACTAACAACATCTCAGAGTTACGAGTTGACTTCTGGGGTAGACGCATCCAACTGTACGGCTCAGACAATCCAGATTCCTTGCGAGGTCAATACTTTGATGGGGTGATCATTGATGAGGTTGGAGATCAGAACCCTAAGATATGGACTGACATCGTAAGACCTGCTTTGACAGACAGGAAGGGGTGGTGCTTGTTCATTGGTACGCCTAAAGGACACAACCATTTCAAAGAACTGCGAGACAGGGCTGAAAAAGAGGACGGATGGGGTTTATTAGAGTTCAAAGCCTCTGAGACAGGGGTGGTGGATGAGGTAGAACTGAAGGCTGCTAAGAACGAGATGGGTGAAGATAAGTATCGCCAAGAGTTCGAGTGCTCGTTTGATGCTGCCGTAGAAGGTTCGTATTACGGAACAATCCTCAATGACCTAGAAGCTAAGAAACATATGCAGGAGATTCCTTTAGAGGAACTAAGCAGAACCTTTACTGCATGGGACTTGGGTATGGGTGACTCTACGTCTATCTGGGTGGCTCAGTTAGTTGGTAAAGAAGTGAGACTCATTGATTACTACGAGAATCATGGTGTTGGACTAGACCACTACGTTAAGTGGATTAGAGATAACGACTATCTCAAGGCAGAGCACATCCTGCCCCATGACGTTAGGGTCAGGGAACTTGGAACTGGTAAGAGCAGACTTGAGATGCTTGAGGAAGCTGGTTTAGAGGTCAAGATAGCTCCTAGAATGGGTTTAGACGATGGTATTCAGGCTGTTCGTAGGTTGTTACCAAGATGTTGGTTTAACGTGCCTAAAGTCCAGACAGGTCTGAACTGCCTGAGAAACTATCGCAGAGATTACGATGAGAAACGTAAGATTTTCTATGAGCGTCCATTGCATGACTGGTCATCACATGGCTCGGACTCATTCCGTTACTTAGCCCTTGGATTGGACGAAGGAAGTTCAACATGGTCTAAGCCTATCAACCAAGCACCGAAATGGATTGTGTAATGTATGTAGAACGCCAAGGGGTTAATTTAGCTCCAAAAGTAAAAGAACTTGAAATGAGACTTGAACTATTGGAAAATGTGGTAAAAGCATTACAATTGGATAAACCCCGAATGGGTCGCCCTCCAAAGGATAAACATGGAAACGAACGACTTGAAGTCGATACTACAAGCTGAGATTGACGACTCTATCGGATTTATCGAGAGTGAGACTGTAGATCAGCGCAAACAAGCACTACAGGCTTACTTGCGACAGCCATATGGGAATGAGACAGAAGGTAAGTCTCAGATCGTTACTGGAGAGGTGGCTGAGGCAATTGATGGCGCATTGCCTAGCCTAGTTCGTATCTTTACAGGCTCAGAGAATATCGTGGTGTTTGAGCCACAAGGCCCAAGGGATGAAGCCTCTGCCAAGCAAGCTACTGACTACTGTAATTGGGTGTTCTCAAGGGACAACGAAGGCGTAGCAATCCTACATGACTGGTTCAAGGATGCCTTGCTACAGAAGAATGGAATTGTTAAGGCGTATTGGGAAGATAAAGAAGACGTAACCAAAGAGCGTTACTTTGACTTGTCTAGCGATGAGTTAGCCATGCTGATGAGCGATGAAAGCATGGAGATTGTCGAGCAGGATACGACAGAATTTCCTATCTATGACCCAATGGGACAGCCAGTTATAGACCCTATGGGTATGCCAGTTATGGGTGCTACTCATAATATCGTAGCCCAAAAGAAAAAGAAATCAGGCAAAGTAACGATTGAGAACGTACCCCCAGAGGAGTTCTTGATTAGCAAGAAGGCTAGAACTATTGCTGATTCTCCTTTCATTGCTCACAGACAGATGTTAACTCGTAGCACCTTGGTTGCTATGGGTTTCAACAAAAAGCAGGTTGAAGGCTTACAGATGGGTGATGCACTTGCTTACACACCAGAGCGTGTGGTTCGTTTTTCAGCAGGTGAGCAGCCCTACCAAGTCCAGACTGATGACCCATCGATGCAAGAGATTGAGGTCTTTGAGTGTTATGTCAAAACTGATATAGACGGAAAAGGTATTGCCTCACTCGTCCAAGTGTTCTACGCATCTAACGAGATTCTTGAGGACGCAAAGGGTAAGGAGATGGTTGAGGAAGTTGATTACGTTCCTTTTCACTCAATCTGTCCTATCCCAATTCCGCACAAGTTCTTTGGTAATTCGTTAGCCGACAGAACAACAGACATTCAGTTAATCAAAACGACTATCACTCGTCAGATGTTGGATAACTTATATCTGACAAACAATGCTCGTGTGGTGGCTGTCGAAGGGCAGGTAAACCTTGACGACTTGCTTACATCTACTGCTGGTGGTGTTATTCGTGCTAAGTCTCCGAACGCTGTTCAACAACTTGTAGTCCAAAATGTAGCTTCTCAGGCTTTTCCAATGCTTCAGTACTTGGATACAGTCCAGTCTAAGCGCACAGGTGTTTCTGATGCTTCACAGGGTTTAGACCCATCTATCTTGCAAAACGTGACTGCTGCGGCTGTTGCTTCTATGCAACAAGCTGGAGCAGGCAAGATTGAACTAATTGCTCGAATCTTTGCTGAGACAGGTGTTAAGTCTTTGTTTAAGGGCATCTTGCATCTCTTGTGCAAGTATCAAGACAAGCCTCGTTTAGTTCGTATGCGTGGTGAATTCGTAGAGTTTGACCCTCGTACATGGGCTAACCAATACGATGTTGCGATTAACGTAGGATTAGGCGCAGGCAACAGACAAGAGCAGATGGCTATGCTGTCTATGGTTCTTGCTAAACAAGAGCAGTTGATTGGTCAGTATGGCCCTGCTAACCCTTATGTTAGCCCTGCTCAGTATCGTGGGACTCTTGGTCGCATGGTCGAGATTGCAGGCTTTAAGGATAGTGCTGAGTTCTACAAAGCTATTACTCCTGAGCAAGATCAAGCATTGTCTAATCCTCCTCCACAACAACAGCAGATGCCTCCAGAGGTGCAGGTTTTGATGGCTAGGACTCAGGCTGAGATTCAAGCTAACCAAGCTAAGGCTCAAGCTGATATGCAGTTGCAACAACAACAAATGCAGATTGATACGCAGATGGCACAGCAAAAAGCAACTCTTGAGATGCAATTATTGCGTGAAAAAGAAGCCTCTAAGTTACAGTTAGAACGTGAGAAACAACAGGCTTACTTTGCTATGAAGCAACAAGAGTTTGAAGCTGAAGCACAATTGAAGGCCATGAAGATCGGTGCAGGTATTACCAGTAACGTAGAAATCAGAGGTTAATCATGGCTAGACCCAGAAATGAAATATCTCTTTATAACTATGAGGATATGGGAGATGGAGTTTCAACCATTGATGATGTAATTTCTAGTATTGGTACACAAGTTTCCAATACAAATCCTACAGTTGAAAATTTGATAGCAATTGGAACTTTAAATCCAACACAAATTTCTGCTATTACTGGAACTCCTGTTGGTCAAGTTATATCTATTGCTGCATCTACTGCTCCATTGGGTCAAGCTGTTCAACTTGGTGATACATATGTAAATCCTAGTTATGAAATTCGTGGTTCTGGTGAAGATCAGCAAATTGTTGGCATTAACAGTATTAGCACATCAAAAGTTGATGGTTCTGATGCAAATCAAGTGCAACAATTTACTCCATCTGGTAATCCTATTGGAGCAGGAAATCAAGTTTTATCAACTAATAATGTGTCGCTTGACAATGTTATTTCTCAAATTCAAACACCAACTGTTAAAACACAAGAACAAATTGCAACTGAAGCAGGATTTCCTAGTTTAAGTTCGTATAGTTTATTTAATGGTAATTTTGATGCGTATAACACAGCAAAAGGATTGGGTGAATCTGCTATAAAAATGGCAGTAAAACGTGCAGATACTGATTTGCGTTATGACGTAAACAATGATGGAAAAGTAACAAGTGCTGATGGATTATTGTTATCTAAAGGAACTCCACTTAGAACAGACATTGATATGTCTGGAGCTACTGTTAAAGCAGCAGATACTCAAACTGCAACTCAGGAAACCAACCAAACACAATCTAATAATCAAGTAGCTACACAACCAACTATACAAGCTAAAGCACCAAGTACAGGTGACACTATTAGATCAATGATTGACTCTAATGCTTTTGCATCTGGTCAAGCTGTTTTGGTTGATGGAACATATTATCAACCAGTATATAACTCTAGTGGTAGTGGTGAAACATTTGAGCAAGGCCCACTACAAAATGTGATTGTTTACAAAGAGGGTGAAAACAAAGTAGGTGGTGATGTAAATTGGTACTCTCCGAGTGGTGAGTTTCAACAGCTTACTAAACAACAAGAAGTAAACGCAACAAGAGACTTTATGGACTTTGCATTAAAAGCAGGTTCATTGTTTGGTGTTCCAGCAGGTCTTGGAGAGGCTTTAGGTATTGTTGACGCTGCTGGAGTTGTTACCAATGTTGGTCAGGCAGTTGGTCAAGGATTACTAACCACAGGAACACAACTTGGTTCAGGAGAATCATTGGGTGATGCTCTTACAGCAGGATTGATAACTGGCGGTTTATCGATTGGTGGTAGTTTATTAAAAGATGTTGCAACCAGTACTCTTGGTGATGTCATTGGTGATACTGGACAAGCTGCAATAGGACAAGTATCTACTGGTCAAGTAGCATCTACAGTAGCAGATACTGCCGCAGCTACAGACTTGGCTCAAAACTTAGTTAACAGCGGTGTGTCTACAAGTGAAGTCTCACAATTACTAAACTCTGTAGGATTTGACCAAGGCGTAACTAATGCCGCAGTTAACAACGTAGTAACACTAAATCAAGTTGTCAATGCTATTGGTTCTGATACTGGTGTTGCTACAGGTTCTACTGCAACAGATACCACAGGTGTTTCTACAGGAACATCTCAAGTAGGTGATGTTAGTGCTGCCACAAATTTAGCTCAGAATTTAGTTGATAGTGGTTTGTCAACAAGTCAAGTAACACAACTATTAGATTCAGTTGGGTTTGATCAAGGCGTAACCAATGCAGCAGTAAATAATGTTTTAACAACAACCGATGTTGTCAATGTTATTGCTGGTAATCAAACTGGTGCGGTTGGTACAGACACAATAACTGGTGGTGCAGGAACTGAGATTACAGGTAGCACAGGTACTGGAATAACAGGAACTAGCTCAGGATTAGGCATAACTGGAGATGCAACTGGTGAGGGCATAAGTGTTGGAGGTGGCTTAACTGGCACAGGTATTCTTACGGATTCAACACTTGGAACTGAGTTACTAGGAACAGGAACTGGTGTTGCTGGTCTTACTGGAACTGGATTATTAACTGGCTCTACGTTAGGCACAGATTTACTAGGAACTACATCTACAACAGGATTAACTGGTACTGGAGTATTGACAGGCTCAACACTAGGAACTGATCTGCTAGGTACTGGAGCAAATACAGCCGCAACAGTTGGAGGTGTTACTGGTCTAACTAATGCCGCTAATGTTGGAACTGGAGCAGTAAGTACAGGAGTTACTACTGGTTTAACAGGTCTTGGAAGTGATGCTTTAAGCACAGGTGTAAACCCATCTGGTGCTGGTACAGGTGTATCTACAGGGACTTCAGTTGTTGCGCCCAAAACCTACACAATGGCTGAGATTGCTGAGATGGCAAGACTTGGTTTATTGGGTGCTGGAATACTTGGTGCGGGTGCGGCTGCTAGTTCTGGCCCAACTCAATACGATATTGTTCCTGTACCTGCTGACTGGAAGTCTCCTGTATACCAGAAAGACTTACCAGTCAATACTGGTGCAATGACTGCATTACCTGCAATTGATTTTGGTACTCGTGACTTATTAAAAGGCACTCAATGGCAGAAATTACTTGACCCTAACTATGGAAAAATTCCAGAGCAACGACAGTTTTCTCAGCCATCTGATATGAGTTATTCAAGATTGATGAGCATATTAGGAACTGGTAGAGATGTGATGCCAAGCCAAGCCTTAACAATCAATGATGTAATTTCAGGAATACAAAATCAGTATGGACAAACACGTTAAAGCTCAATGGGCTAAAAACTTATTGAACGATGACTTTTTCAAAGAAGTCATAGATAACTTGAAAAAACAACAGATTAGTGTGATAATTAACACAAATAGTAGTGATATTGGTGTTAGGGAAGATGCCTACCGCCATATCAAGACAATCGATTTGATTACAGGACACCTAGAAGGCTTGGCCTCGGAAACTTTAATCAAAGAGAAGAAGTGGAA